ACCAGGCACATCTGGTTATTCTGGTTATAGCGGTTACTCAGGAATTTCTGGTTACAGCGGTTTCTCAGGAATTTCTGGCTATTCTGGTTACTCTGGTATATCTGGCTTTAGCGGTAGCGGTGTAAGCGGTTATAGCGGCTTTTCTGGGTATTCTGGTAGTGGCGTATCGGGCTGGTCTGGATTTAGCGGTATAAGTGGTTTTAGTGGATTCTCAGGCTATTCTGGTAGCGGTGTTTCTGGTTACTCAGGATTTAGTGGTATATCAGGATATTCTGGCGCAGTTGGACAATCTGGTACAAGTGGATATTCTGGATTTTCTGGAATCAGCGGTTACTCTGGTAGCGGAGTATCAGGATATAGCGGCTACTCAGGAATAAGTGGGCAAAATGGACTATCAGGCTATAGTGGTATTTCTGGATTTAGTGGCTATTCTGGTATTAGTGGTTACTCTGGTTCTGGCGTATCAGGATATTCTGGATATTCGGGTAGCGGCATTAGTGGATATTCTGGCTATTCTGGTATTTCTGGGTATAGCGGAATTAATGGTGCATCAGGTTATTCTGGAATAAGTGGTTACTCTGGCATCAGCGGATTCTCTGGATATTCTGGCATTAGCGGATATTCGGGTAGTGGTGTAAGTGGATATAGCGGTTACTCAGGCTATAGCGGATCAGGTGTATCTGGATATTCTGGCTACAGCGGCATTTCTGGTTATTCTGGTAGTGGCGTTTCTGGTTATAGCGGTTACAGCGGCTACTCAGGAATTAGCGGATTCTCTGGTTATAGCGGTAGTGGTGTTTCTGGCTACTCTGGTTACAGCGGATATTCTGGCTCTGGCGTAAGTGGCTATTCTGGTTATTCTGGAATTTCTGGATATTCTGGCGCAGTTGGTCAAAGTGGCTATTCTGGAATTTCTGGTTACTCAGGATTTAGTGGTCAAAACGGTGGCGGTGGCGTACAAGGCTTTTATGGTTCTTTTTATGACACAACCAATCAAACTGCCGCAAATACAACAACAGCTTATGTTGTAAACATTGGTAATCAATTTGAAGCTAATGGCGTAAACATTGTTTCTGGTAATCAAATTAAATTTGCAAATGCTGGTACATACAATCTTGAATATTCATTGCAATTTGCAAATTCAGATTCCAATGGCGATAATGTCGATGTATGGCTAAGAAAAAATGGTTCTGATGTTGCAGATAGTAATTCTATTTACAATGTGCCAGGTACAGCGCATGGCGGTGCTGGTGCGTTAATTGCCGCAGTTAATTATGTTTTAACAGTTTCCGCTGGTGATTATTTGCAATTAGCTTGGGCAGTTTCTAATACAAGCATTTCTATTACAACAACTAGCGCACAGACTGGGCCAACTGTGCCAGTAACGCCAGGTGTAATTGTTACCGCAACTCAAGTAATGTATACCCAATCAGGTTACAGCGGTATAAGCGGTTATTCTGGCTTTAGCGGTATATCTGGCTACTCAGGCATATCAGGCTATAGCGGTTCTGGAGTGTCAGGCTATAGCGGATATTCTGGTTCTGGCGTAAGCGGTTATTCTGGATATAGCGGTTACTCAGGCGCAGTTGGCACATCAGGCTATTCTGGCTTTAGCGGAATATCTGGTTATTCTGGAACAAATGGTACTAATGGCGCATCAGGCATTAGCGGCTATAGTGGTTATTCTGGATCAGGAATTAGCGGATATAGCGGGTACTCTGGAATTTCTGGTTACTCAGGTTATTCTGGATCAGGCGTATCGGGTTATAGCGGTTATTCTGGGTACAGCGGATATGGCATTGCATTAACTTATGACACATTTACCGCCACCGCAAGCCAAACAACATTTAGCACATCATTAAGTTATACATCTGGCAAAATTGAGGTGTATTTGAATGGCGTTAAAATGCGTAACGGTACTGATGTAACAGTAACTAGCGGCACAAGCATTGTATTCGGAACAGGATTAACAGCGGGCATGATAGTCGATGCAGTTTATCCGCATTAAATAATATAAAAACATGACAAAACAAGATGAAGTAAATGAGTTGATGAACAACTATGAACGGGCGGTATTCTTAAAGGGTGATCCAGTTTATCCTAGAGAATCCACCCGTTATTTTTGGGCTAAAGAAAATTTATTTGGTAAAAAAGTATTAGACATAGGTTGTTCTAATGGCTATGGCCGACAATTTTTGCCAAAAGATATTGAATATACAGGGTTAGATTACGATCCTAAAATCATTGAAAACGCCAAAGCACAAGGATGGGATGGTATTAACAAATTTGTTAATGCCGACATCAACACTTATCCACTAGAACAATACGACACCATCATTGCTTTTGAAGTCATTGAGCATTTAGATAATGGTTTAGAAATTGCCAAAAAACTAAAAAAGCATTGCAAACGACTATTGATTACTTGTCCCTGGAATGAACCAAAAGGTTTTTGGGGCGAACATCACAAATTACACGGAATAAACGAAAGTCATTTTCAAGGTTTTGATATTTCTTATATTGGGGAACATGGGCAAATTACAAGTTATCCGCAACCCATCAATGAATACAATCGTTTTAATCTAATGATTGCCAAATGGGACAAAGCGGCACAAAGGAAAGAAATTTTATGTTCTGTGGCCACCAGAGGGCGTTATACAACGACTTTGCCAATGGTTTTGATGGCTATAGCCAATCAGACTAAAACCCCTGATAAGTTAGTTATTTTTGACGATAACGACAATCCCGAAGATATGCGGGAAAACCCTATATACCAGCATATATTTCAAATATTGGATTACAAGAAAATTGCATGGGAATGGTTATTTGCCGACAAAAAAGGTCAGCATCATATCCATCAAAAAGCGAATGAGATGGGCTACAAATGGGTTTGGCGTGTAGATGATGATGCTATTCCAGAACCCAATGTATTAGAACAGCTTTATACCTATATAAGCGAAGTGTCTAAAGTTGGCAATCCAATAGGCGCAGTTGGTGGGTCAATTTTGACTTTACCAGCAATATTTGATACATCAAAATCTACAGGAAAAATTGCCGACATTGATAAAGAACCCAATATTCAATGGGGAATTATCAATAAATCAAATTTTGTAGAGCATTTGCATTGCTCATTCTTATATCGTGCTGGCGTACATGACTATAACTTAGGTTTATCCCGTGTAGCCCATCGGGAAGAAACGCTATTTACTTATGGATTGCATCAAAAAGGATATAAATTACTGGTTGCCCCTCATGCAGTAACTTGGCATTTAAAAGCGCAAGGCGGCATAAGGTCTGAAACAAATGAAGGGATGTACGCCCATGATGAACAAATTTTTAGAAATACACTACAGCTTGCCGACTACACCGTTGTTGTGCTTAATTGCGGGGCTGGTGATCATATCGTGTTTTCTCATGTGCTACCTGATATACATAACCCTATGGTATTTACTTGCTATCCAGAAATCGTGCCAGGCAGATCAATAGCAGAAGCACAAGCATTGTTTGAGGATTTAGACCGCTGGAATATCTATAAAAAGATGGCGCAATGGGATTGGAAAGACAGTTTAGAAAATGCTTATAGAAAGCTATATTTATGATTATTATTGCCCCTTTTGCTAAAAAATTGCATAGCATTAAAAACAACCCTAAAAACTATCCATATTGGGAAGAACTTATACAAAAAATCCCAAAAAATATACATATTGTGCAAGTAGGTGTAGAGGGCGAAAAACAATTAGTGCATGAATTTTACAAAAATTTGCCTATTTCTGAATTAAAACAACTAATACTTCAATGCCGGACTTGGATTGGAGTTGATAGTTTTTTTCAGCATCTAGCATGGGACTGTCAAAAGCCTGGCGTTGTATTATGGTCTGTATCTGATCCATTAATCTATGGGCATCCAGAAAATACTAATTTGCTAAAGTCCCGTGATTATCTTGCCCAGAATCAATTTCTCTGGTGGGATTTTACTGAATATAACCCTGATGCGTTTTTAAAACCCGAAGAAGTGATAAAATACATTTTGTAATACATCGGACAATACAATATATTCCCTAAACTTTGATATGGTTTTGTTATGTCCGATTTTCAAATTGACCCAGTTAAATACGGCCAGTTATGGCAAAAAGTTGATGATTTAACCGTAAAGGTTGATAAGCTGGAAGAAGGCATGGAAACATTATTAGCCCTTGCCAATCAATCAAAAGGTGGTTTCTGGGTTGGCATGGCCGTTGTGTCGGCATTTAGCACCTTTATTGGATTTTTAACTCATTACTTTATGAGCAAGTGATGTGTCAGATCATCTTGGTATTGAACAGGGCATTAAAGCATTAAGCGGATCATTAGATTCGACCAGAAAGGCTACGCATGGGCTATCTAAAAGCATTGAAGGCATACAGCAAGATGGCGTTGACTTGGCTAATAGAAAGGCTCAAGAACGCATTAGATTGCGTAGGGAAAATGAATTAAAGAAAGAAAAGGCATTAATTAAAGCCTTAGATGAATGGAAGCGCAAAAAGCAAATTTCTGAGGAAGAAGCAAAACTTAAAATAGATTTTGTTAAAAAATATGGCGCAAAAGAATGGGATGCAGTATTGAGAATTAAATTAGATATTGAAAATCTTGAAAGAAAAGAAAATCAAGAATTTCAACATGATTTAAAAGAAATTAGGCGGGTGCAAATGTGGTGTTTTGTGGCCGCATTAATAGTAACATTATGGTTAAAGTTTGTATTGGGAGTAATATAAATGAACAAAATATTAACGCACATTTTGACTGGAAAAGATAATCAAACTTTCTGTATTGCTAGAATGGCTTGGATGCTTGGCTTTTTACTTGTTGGCGGTGCGGCTATATATTTAATATATGCTGGAAAAGAGATTAGCCTTACCGAATTGGCTGGCGCATTAGGCATTGTGTCTGGCTCTGGTGCGGCTAGTGTTGCTGGTAAACAGCTTGCTGGCGCAGAACCAGAAGGACAATAATGTTTAAAAATCTATTAAGTCTAGCGACTGAATTTATGGGTGGTTCTAGTGTCCAAATTTACATATATATTGGTCTTTTACTTGGTGGGTTTGGGGCTGGTTTTTATGTGGAACATTTGCGTTTTTCTAATTATCAAATACAAGTCGAACAAGCCGCCAAAGCACAAGAAGCACACAACGAAGCAGTCAAAAAACAACACGAAATAGTAACGAAAGGTATTCAAGATGAATATGATGCGAAACTTAGTTTATTGCGCCAGTATTACTCTAATGGGGTGCGCCAGCCCAGTAGCAGTACCGCAAGCCCCCTTTCCACAACCGCCAGCATCGCTAATGCAAGTGCCGCCTACAATCAACTTGCTTACCAATGCAGTCAAACAACCTTAATGTTGGTGGAATTACAAAAATGGCTGACAGAACAAGTAGGTATAGCAAATGATCAATAACTTTGAAAAAAGCCTAGAGTTGGTATTAAAGTCAGAAGGTGGCTTTACTGATAACCCTAAAGACCCTGGCAATCATTTAGATGATGGCAGACAAGGTTGTACCAACTTAGGCGTTACCCAGAAAGCATGGGAAGAATTTGTAGGGCATAAAGTATCAACTGCCGACATGAAGGCTTTGACACCAGAAAAAGTAGCCCCGTTTTATCAGCAAAAATACTGGAATCCCGTGTACGGTCAAGTGCTAAGTAAAGGTATTGATTATTTATGCCTAGATTTTGCTATCAATGCTGGCCCTGGGCGTTGCGTAAAGACCTTGCAATCTGCCATTGGTTGCGTACCAGATGGCGTAGTTGGCCCAAAAACGATGGAGTTGCTTAAACAAGTTGATCCAGCCGATTTAATTAATAAATTTAGCGATGCAAAAATAAGGTTTTATGAAGGACTGCCAACTTTCCCTACATTTGGTAAAGGCTGGTTAGCAAGGGTTGAAACAGTCCGTAAAGCCGCATTAGAAATGCTTAACGAATCCTAGATACTTTTGCTTTTTTAAGCACCATTTCGTATTCTTCTTTGGCTTTATCATCAAGTTTACGCAAGGGCAACTCTTGATAAAACTTCCATTTCTTTTGGTACTCAGGTAATTCTGATGGTGGAATCCAGCCATTTTGTCGCCACCTTTGAGTAATATCAGTACCGCTAACTGTCCAAATGTAATCATTCATGTTTTTACCTTTCATTGACTTGCCTTTAACTCTTTTAATTCAAATAATCCATCCCTTTCTGGTTTGATGGTTAAATATAGTCTAGCTAAATACGGTGATGCGTTATTGCTAATTTTAAAGCCATTTGGGTTGATTCTTGATCGTTGCTCTGCTTCTTCAATTTTGGATTGATGCCGCAAAAAAACACATAAATCCCGTGCTGAATGATGCCTAATACCCAAATCCCAGATTTTATTGGCTTCATTAAAGAACGCTACTAATATATGCCAATTACTTTCTACCCAATCGCCAAAGTCTAAACGGTAGCTATCTGGATCACTTTTTATAATATTTCTAACTTTTTCTTTCTTATCTTCTGGAATCATTTTGATTCAATCCATATTAGGCCAATCATTAAAAAAATTGCAATCCAAGTAAAAATACCAGTTAATACCATTAAAGAAAAAAATATATTCATCGTGACCCCCATAATTGAATTTCGAGTTGCTCAACTTGTTGCATAAGCCATTTATTTTTGGTTTCTAAAAATTTTACTTTTTCTTGCAACTCTACAATTTTGTTTGCGTTTTCAAATAACAATGTTTGAATATCTTGCCGATCTTCTGTAGTAAATGTAGTCATTTCATTATGCCTTTCTTAGTATTGCAACACATTCATAAACAACATCAGATAAACCTTTATTAGGTCTTTCATCTTCAAGTTTATTGGCATACTTTTCAAGTAAATCAATTCCATCAGGTAATGTCTTTGCTGGATGGGTGTAGAGTGGTTCTGCACCTTCTACTGGTGCTTGATAAATACTCCAATATCCATCATTATCTTTGCTTCTCCACGCTACTGGTTCATTATTCATATCAATCCTTAAATTTCAAAATTGGTTTGTTTAATGATTCCAATATCCATTGGCAATATTGCTTTAACTCATCAATCGTTTCACCGCCTACAGTTGCGGTGGTATGGCCCATTGGTTTACCCATTGAATCGTAATAAACTTCTCGCACTTCAATATATGGTTCACCAGGTAAATCGGGATCATCTAAATGCACTAACCTTAAATTCCAAGTCATAATAATTCTTCCTGTCCATCAACAATTTTGCGTAGGTCTAAATCCTCATCCTTAAATATTTTTACAAATAGACTACGAGTAGGATTACGGTCAACATCCAAGTAACATGACCCGCTAACAATATAGCGAAGAAAATGAGTGCAAGCCCAATCATTCTTTTTGCAATCTTCTTTATATCGGCAATCATCACAAGGGCATTTCTCATTAAAAAGGCTTTGGACACCTTTTCTCATTTGCGATCCTTTGGTGGTTGTTTGTTATGGGATGGATAAGATGGATATGCTGGCATTACTGGCGGCACTCTCATCAAAATCCCCATCCAAACATAACGCCAAGAATTACGCCAAGAATGATTACTCCAATCCAGTCAATAAGTTTTTGTTTCATTTTGATTCGCCTAAAAAGATGCCCCCGTAGGGGCGATTAATTAATCTAATTTTTTTGCAACAACTTCATTGCGTGTATCTGTATATTCAAAAAAATAATGTTTTACAGAATTTAAAATTTGATTTGCTTTTTCAGTATGGCCCATTGAAATCATTTCTTG